CAAATGCAGACGGGATCAACTGTCAAAACGATGCTGGCTGTATTATCGTTCAAAATACAGTGGAGAGTGAATGTGATGCAATAGCGGAAGTCCCCGGCTCTGCGAACACTATGATTAAGAATAATATTGGATACAGCCGGTACACAACTGGGAGTCGCTTCAAATCACTTGCCTTGCGGCTTAGTATTGCTGGGCCTACAGTTCAAAATAACGTCTGGTACACCGATGAAATCACCAGTACAGTGGTAAAAGAAGGTGAAAGCACCTTTACCCTTTCCCAGCAATCTACTTGGCAAGAAGATCCACCAGGGCATCCTGATGATCTTTTTGCAAATCCGCTATTTATAGATCTAGCCAGTGGCAACTTTATGTTGCGTGCTATAAGTCCTGCTACAAATTCTGGGGCAAATTTGGGATCTCCATATAATATAGATCTACGTGGTTTAGACCAAGATGATTATTTTCCTTGGGATAGGGGTTCTTATGTACGTGTAAATGACGCCACTCCGGGGTTACGAGGTTTTCAGTTTTTATTAGGAGAATGAAATGATTGATTGGGAATATAGAATTAACCATATTATAGCAGATATAGGTTTAGAACCTACTGCTGAAAATATAAAGCTTCTTTGTTCTAGAAATATGGAGATGTTTGGTTATTATTATTTCCCACATATATTAACCAAACCAAACAATAAATTTCATAGATGGCTGTATAAGAAAAGTTTTGATATATTAACAAAACCCGATTACAAGAAAGGAATTAAATTAGCAGTAGCTGCTCCTCGTGGTTACAGCAAGTCGTCTCTGTTATCTTTTATTCTTCCGTTGTGGTGTATATGTTTTGAGAAAAAGAAATATATAATACTTATTTCAGAAACGCAAGGGCAAGCAGAAGACTTCTTAGATGATATAAAGAGCGAGATTATCGGAAATCAAAAGTTAGCCGAAGATTTCCCTACTGTGTGTGGTAAAAGCGATATACGCTGGAGACAAGATGACGTAATAATACGCAACGAAGTAAGAATTAGAGCTATTGGTTGTGGTGGTAAGATTCGTGGTAGGAAATATAGAGGGACAAGACCAGAACTAATTCTATTGGATGATATTGAAGGTAGAGAATCTGTTGAATCAGATACTGTGAGACTAAAGTTATGGAATCAGTGGTTTCTTAAAGAAGTACTTAAGGCGGGGCAACTGGACGGCACCACAGATTTTATAGTTCTTGGAACTATATTGCATGAGGATAGTATTCTTAGTAAACTGTTAGATCATAATATCTCCCCTGATTGGGAGAAGAAGAAATTTCAAGCTGTTGAAAGTTTTGCTACTAATCAAGGACTATGGGATAAATGGAGAGAAATTTATTTCACGTTTGAAAAAGAGGACGAGGCGGCAGAAGAAGCGTGGAAATTCTTTAAGGAAAATGAAGAAGCCATGCTTGAGGGGACAGAAGTTCTGTGGCCTGAAGGTGAGAGTTATTATGATCTGATGGTTATGTGTCTCACTCCTGAAGGCGAAAGTGCTTTTAATAGTGAGAAGATGAATGAACCTATAGATATAACTAGGGTAGAAATTAGACCAGAAGATATCAAGACATTCACAACTGAACTTTATACTGGAAGAAATGCTAAAGAAACAGTTATACGTTTGGAAGAAGAGACACGAGAACATCCTTCTCGTTTAAGAACTACAAATGAGTTAATATACTTTGGGGCTTGGGACCCAAGTAAGGGAAAGAAAGCAAGATCTGGAGACTATTCTGCTATAATCACGCTTGGTAAAGAACGAACTGGAACTATTTATGTAATAGACATAGACTTGAAACGCAAAGATGTAGATTCCAGAATAGAAGATATAATAAGATTACATGACAAATATAATTACAGAGTGTTTGTAGTAGAAACTGCTGCATTCCAATACTTTGCTAAAGATGTTTTAATAAGACGTGCTAAAGCAGCAGGCAGTGATATTTGGCGTAAGGTAAAAGAAGATACAGGGCAATCAGATAAGACATTAAGAATTCAAGGATTAGCACCCTACGTTGTAGATGGTACTATAAGATTTTTGCATCAGTCACAATGGTCTGGTACTCCAGGGATGGAATATAGAGAATCTATAAAACAACTTGTAGGATATGGGGCTGGAGCAAAATATGATGATTTCCCAGATGTTTTAGCTATGGGATTTGAAGTTGTGAAATATGGTGTATTTAAACGCAGAGCTTTAATAGATGGTAAAACAGTAACTATTGGGCGGTAACAGGAGTGTACAATGGAAGAATGTAAATGTGGAAGACATACAGAAGAAGAGCAGAGTAATAAGATGCCTACTATAGTTGTTAATATTTATTATAATGACAACAGGGTAAATGAAGATAACTCCAATTATATAGATGAAGTAAAAATGGATGCTGAGGAATAATGGCTAAAAAGAAAACTAAAACTCTTAAAATAAATGAGAGAACTCATCCTCTATATAACAAATATGTAGATGAATGGGATTTTTATATCCAATCTGCCCTTGGTGGGAAAGACTACTATGGAAATGAAGATAACCTATTTACTCATAGATTAGAAGACCAAGCTGGAGATTATCATGAAAGATTGGAACGTGCCTATTATCTAAACTTCTGCAATCTTGTGTGTTCTATCTATGCTGATTACATATTTAAAGAAACTATTCGTAGACCCCCAGATCCAGCTCTAGATGATTTCAGAATTAATGTAGATGGTAGGGGTACTGACATAAATACTTTTATGAACCAGATATCTTGGTTATCTAGTGTATATGGGCAGGTACACATAGTAGTTGATTCTCCATACGCAGAGGATGTTGATGTACCACTTCATATGTATAAGTCAAGGAAGGATAGGTTTGACCCATATGCAGTTATTATTGAACCACAAGACTTGAGAGATTGGTCTGTTGATGAGTTCGGTAATCTTAATTGGGTACTTATTAGAACTAAAGGATATAGTGATGTAAATCCTTTGGTGCCTAGAGAAGATGATACTACCTATCGTTTAATAGAAAGAACTAAGTGGTCTGTATTTAATACCAAAGGAGAAAAGATACGTGAAGGTGTAAATACTTTAGGTGAAGTATATATGACCACTTGTTATAATAGTGATGCTAATATAGATTTGATAGGAGAGTCTCTCATTACAGATGTATCTAGGATAAATCGTAGCATATATAATTGGTGTTCTAACATTGATGAAATGATTAGCAGACAAACTTTTAGTCAATTGGTTATGCCTGGAGATCCACATGATGATTTAGGTGAAACTTCTGAGGGAGCAAATTCTTTAAAAGCATTAGGGACTGCAACAATCTTTACATTCCCTGCTGATGCCGGGCAGCCCCCACAGTTTATATCACCAGATAGACAACAAATAGATGTTATATGGAAGATGATCCAAGAACATATAGATAAAATATACGAACTATCTGGGTTAGGTACTGTGGGATCTTCCTCAAAATTTCTCTCACAGAGATCTGGCCTAAGTCAGGCATATCAATTTTTAAGCATCAATTCTAGCCTTGCTAAAAAGGCTTCTAAATTAGAACGTGCTGAGAATAATATTAATAATTTGGTTCTCAAGTGGAGAAGTAAAGATACAAAAGAACTAGTAGAATATCCTTCCCAGTTTGACGTTCTAAGCTTGATGGAAACTATGCAGACTGCATTTCAAATTGCAGCGCAGAACTTTAGTACTACTCTTAATATTGAACTACTCAAAAATTTGGCTAAAAAAGCCGCGCCTGTGCTTCCAGAGGAAACTTTGAATAAGATTTACGAAGAAATCGAAGCCAACAAAGGAACTATTATGCAGCCTATGCTTACTACTGGGCCTGCTGGCGGAGGTTTTGGTGGTGGATTTGCTCAAGGTGGGCAAGGAAGGTCACAGGATAGTACTAATAAAGAAGAAACTAAAACAGAGTAAATGGAGGATTCCAACTCCATTACGGATGTAACGGAGGATAAACCATGAATGATTTAGAATATAATTTTATCTTAAAAGAGTTTTATGAAGGTGATCCTGATCCAGATCTGGATATTGATCCAGATGATGATCTAAAGGATAAGAAAGATTTAGATGTTGACGCTATAAAGAAAGATAGAGACAAAGCTATTGAACGAAGGACTGCTGCTTTGAAAAGAGCGCAGACTGCTGAAGCGAAAGCGAAAGCTCTTGAAGATAAAATGAAATCTCTTCCTGACGAAGATGAGTTTAATACTCTTAAGTCAGATTATGAAACTATGAAGCAGCAATTAAAAGAGTTGGATGAGCAACGAAAGGCTGCTGAACTAGAAAAGATCGAAGATGAAAAAGAGCGTGAACGTGTTAAATTACAACGAGAGTTTGAAAAGGAACGTAATCAGTATAATTCTGAATTAGGTAAACTTAAAGAACAAATCGAATTATTTAACAGAGAAAAAGAAGAACTAGCAAAAATAGCTGAGAAGCATAGAAAGCAGGTTCTTGAAACTTCTATACTAAATGCTGCTTCAGGAAAGGCTTTCAATCCTCAACAGGTGGTAAGATTAATAGTTAATGAATTCGTTCACGACGACAAAGACGATGCTTGGTATAAACAAGTATACGACAAAAATGGTAAGTTAGCAGATATGATTCCTGTTGATGAATATGTCGAAGCTTTCTTAAACGACCCTATAAATGAGAATTTGCTCAAGGCAGATATTAAGTCTGGTTCCGACCTACCTCGCGGCAACCGCCATGATAGAGATTCTGGTGGTGTTGCAGGTGTGGAACCTTCAGAAGAGCAATACAGATGGGCAATGAGAGTTGGATTGAGCATCAATAAGAAATCTCCTGCTGAAGATAAGGCTTGGTTGATAGACAGATTTGACCGTCTTCATAAAAGGGTTAAACAGGAATAAAGACCAATAGCCGTCTATATTCGGAGGTGAAAATTTATGGCAGACGTTCTAAAATACGGATGGGCGTATGGTGGAAAACAAGGGCAGGAAATGAAGTGTGCCAAAACCCAATACTTTAATAGGTTGGGTGGGGCTTTCGTTACTGCTTCTGGAGCTACTGGAGTTTTGAAGTTTGTTACTGCTTCTACTGGTGTCATCGCTGGATGGGCTGAGGTTCCTCGTGCTTCTGACGCGATTTACGACTACTGGACTTCTAGTTCCACCGTAGGTAAGGATAAGATTCATGTTATCACCGACCCTACTGCAGTTTATGCTATGCCCTGTACAGAAACAGCAGCTAGCTTGACTGCTTCTCTCGTCGGTAGATTTGTTGCAGCTTCTCTAGTTGGTACTGGTACTTCTGGGATTCAAAAGGTTGTACCTCGTGCTTCAACTACCGCTGCAAATCAGCAACTATTCGTTGTTGATGTTGACATGGATGAGAGAGTTATTTATGTAAGAGTTAACCCACATCATGTGGCTTAAGCCATAGTGCTTATATATTGTGGTCAATTGTGTATTTTGATTTTATCGTAATGGAGGTGAAAACACTATGGCAGGCGTTCGTAGAAGTGATTTCACTGAGGCAATGAAGAAAGATATGTATGATTACTGGCTAGATTGGGAGAAGTATCAAGAGATCGCTCCCGTCTATGAACAGATATTCGACATTCAGCAATCAAGTGCTGCGTATGAAAAATACAACAGTGCTATTGGTCTTGGTGATTTACTAGAAAAACCTGAAGGCGAAGATCTAAAGGCGGATGCACCTATGGAGGGTTACACAATCATCTGTAAGAACAGAACTTTCGGAAGAATGGTTCGGTTTACTTTTGAGAGTGTAGAGGATAATCAGAAATATCCTGATTTCCTGCGTACCGTTGTTGGTTCTTGGAAGAGTTCCTTGGAGAGAACTAAAGACAGATTTTATGTCAAGTTTTTCAACAAGGGTGCTTTAACCGTTGGGCATGATGTTTTCAACAACACTATCACTGGTGTTATTGATGATCCTACTGGAGACGTTATCTATGATAACTATCCTTTCTTCGATAACGCACATCCAGATAGAGTAGGTAATACCTATATTAACTGGATTCAAACTCGTGCTCTAAACCCCGACAACTTGGAAACGTCTTGGAATACCTTTACCCAAAGTAATAACAGGGACGAGCGTGGAAATGAGATAGAGTTAGTTCCTAACTGTATTCTCTACCATCCAGGCTTGAACTTTACAGCTAAGAGAATCCTTCAGTCTACCCAGATTCCTGGAAGTGCTGATAATGATGTTAACGTGTTGCAAAACATTGTTACTCCTATTATGTGGCAAAGGATTTCTGGTTCGGATGATTGGTTCTTGGGCGTTACTAAGATGGGGCTAATGGGAACCGACAGAATGGCTCCTGAATTGGATTTCTATCAAGATGAAACCAGTAAAGATTTCTATGCTACTATAATCTACAGATTTGGTGGCTGTGTAACTAACTGGAGATTCTGGATGAGTCATAACGTAGCCGCTTCTTAATCATAGTATTATGGTATAGGGGGGTACAATGTACCCCCCGAACACCAAAACTTAAAGAGGTTATTTATGAATAATAAATTCCTAAGAGTATGGTTAAAATCTACAAATGGTATCATGCTTCCAGCTATAGATTTATATTTAGATAGAGAGGAATGGCAATGGGCTGATAAAGTAGATGTAGAATTTAAATGCGAACTTATACTTAAAGAGGAGTAAAACAATGAGTATGTTTTATTATGTAGATTCTAGAGAAGTACTAAGGGTTCCTAAAGTTGGTAAGCAGTATGTAGCTTGGTACAATAGGGGGTCTATGAACAGTCCTAATGGTTATCCGCACGTTGATGTGATTAATGGTGAGGAAGTACAGATTAGGTCGATGGAAGAAGAACCGTTAGTTAGATTTCTTAGAAATGCCTACAGTAGGGCACCTTATATTAAAGCAAGGGTAGTAATAGAAAAGGAAGTTGATTATTAATGAGTACAGAAATTTTGGTTCCTGACTGGGCAACGTGGGATGATTTCGATACAGAGTATGATGCGTGGAAGCAGCGACTTGATGCATCAGGAATAGCATCTGTAGGCCCATTCTTTAAAGGTGGGGAGATCCTGCCGGATGGCTCAACTATATTAGAGGACTATGAGTTTGAAAGATATACTGTGAATGTTGAAGATGAATCTGCTAATACAATAGATTCAATTCGTAACGAGGGTAAAATTCCTAGATCCAGATTGGATATGAAACGGCTCTATGAATTCGACCCTCGTACCGATAGTCGTGAAGATATAAAAGGTACGAGAGCAAGACAAACAGAGTTTTATAAAGAATTCATTTCAGATATGGAGAAAGCAAAAGCTAGAGACCCAGATGAAGTGGATGCAATTATAGATACATTTAAAAGAATTAAACCTCAGCTTGAGGATAAGAAATAGGAGGGGTGTACTCCTTTAACAAAACACCAAGGCCGATTTATTATGGAGTGCGTATTTATCCCGATACGCAATGCGTTAATGGCAACCCCATCCTGTTAGCGCAATCCTTCGGTTATGGGAGGTGTAATTAGATGGGAAACACACATTTTAGGTCTGATGTGAGAGAATCTGGTGCCCGTACTGCAAGCTTTAGCACTATAGCTGGTGGCACGATTTCTGGTACTACGATTTCTGGTACTGGCACTGTAACTGGTACTAGCGGTGTCATTGCAGGCAGCGGGACATATTTTAAACTAGGTACGGTGTATATAATTACTGGTAATCCTAGTGCTTTTTCTAATGCTGCTATTAATGCCCTTGCAACTTCTGCTGCGGGTGTGGCACTAGCTACCTCAGTGCCAAGGGGATCTATCTTCTTGAATGCCAGTAGCAACGTTACTGCTAGTAACGTTCTTTGGGTTAAAGTTAAACCAGCTACTTGGGGTAAGGTAACTACAGGTTCTCTGTTGTAATATTTCATTGGGGTGGGGTATTTTGCTCCACCCCATAAACATATATAGGAGGATTCCTAATGGGTATTTATGATGTTTGTAAAATTTGTAATGAGAAAACTGCCACACCAACACATGTCATGGCAGCACACGGCATGAAGAACTATACAGAATACAAGAAGGCAATTCAAGATCCAGAGTTTATGAAAGATGTAAACAAACATAGGAAAGAACGAAAAGAGAGAGAAGAAAAAGAATATCATATGAGTAGAATTCTAACCTATCATTGGTTTCCAAAGGCTTCTTCTCTTACAAGAGTTATGAGACGATTTTCGGAACATGCTAAGACAACCGCTGAGGCGCTTAATCTCAAAAAGGGAGTAGATCTTAGTAGTTTTGAAGATAAAAATGAAGCTATCGTTGGTACTGTTATTGTTGCCGAAGCCTTAACCAAAAATGGGTGGGAATGTGTAAGGGTTAAAGGCGCTCATGACGGCACCCCTAAAGAGTATCATATGAGGAGGAACGTATAATGGCTGTAGCCACTAAGATAAATACAGGGAAAACGATTATTGTCATAGCAAGTCTTGATTCAGACTATAATTACACTACTGATTTCCCACAACACAGCAATGGGGTTCGTGTACATTCAATACAGTATGTACCTAGCGGCCCTGGTGATGTTTGTGTGTTAAAAGATTATAATGGCTCTGTACTATTAAGTCCAGAATTGTTTTATACCTCATCTTTGTGTAATTTCGCACCAAAGTATTTTGGCGGTAGTCGTGTTAAATTTTATTATGATGTTTCAGACACCAACAATGTTTGTACCGCTAGTGCGAATGCGAAGATAATTGTTAATTTAGACGATTCATTATCATAAGGAGTTTGTAATGCAATATGCAGAGACAGTATGTTTTGGCCCTATGTGCGGAGAACTAGGTTGGGCGCTTTCTCGTTGGCACGGTTATTGTAGATACCGAAGATTCACAGAGTTTCGTAATATCAAAAGCATGGCAATAGATTACCAATGGAGATACCCACTCTATTCAGATTTTATAGATGAATTTATTCCTCTCCCAAAGTGGGTGGAAGAATTGGGGTGGGAACAAGATTGTTATGAGTTAGTACCACCAGATGCTGCACCTGGAGCTGTGATGCCACAAGAGATGTACGCAAAACTATTACAAGACTGTATGCAATATTATGATCCAAGCACAACATATACTGTACGCACTCCACGAGGTTGCAATTTCTATATACAGTTCAGCCACAAACAGATGTGGAAACCTTTAGAACCATCAGATAACGCCAAGGCTTACGTTGATAGTTTGTTATACAACGCACATGGAGATCTTATCGTGTTATCTGCAAGGGGAAGAAGTAGAGCAGCAAATAGAAATATACCAGAACATGTATGGAACGCTACAGTTGATGGTCTAGTTCAGCATGGATTTATAGTTGCACTAACTGGAACTAAACATAGCTCTTTTCTAGTTAATAAAGTAGGAAGAAATATTATAAATGTAATACCAAGAACTGGAGTTGATGGTTTAGATATTCTCATTGCTTTATTAAAAAGAGCCAAGTTTAGTATAACATCTCAATCAGGACCAACACATGTATCTTTGCAATGTGAAACCCCTAGCTACATAATAGGCCATGAAGCTAGACGGCACAGCGTTGAGGAGAATTATCTCAATGCTCCAGCTATGTTTAGACCAGTACCAAATGGATTATATATAGCCATGCACCCTGAAACTATAATAGAAGATGCACTAGTTTTTGATGATAAACTAACGCAAGTCAGGAATGCTATAGATACAGTGTATAGATCTTGTTATAATGATGATAAAAATATTATGCACAATTTGATGTACGCACAAGAACTAGATTTTTATAAAGTAAATGTAAATACAATGCGGCAGGAGTTAACTAATGCAGCTTAAAGGTAAGATTTGTATAGTTGGTGTTTTAGATGTTGTAGGGTCAACAAATATATATATGGCTAAAGCATTTAGGCAGTTTGGTTATGACGTTATTCCAGTCAATTACCGTACTATACTAGCAAAGTATGGGCCTAGAACGTTGGAGTCTGTGTTGTTCAAGTTATCATCGGATGATATGAGTTTAATGCTCTTTAGTAAGTGTAATGGTATAGATAGTTCTATCATAGCTAAATGCTCTTTGAATAGCAAGACTTGGTTATGGTGGATGGACCCAATGGTTACGTTGACAAGTCTGCCAGAGATAATGGGACATATCAATGCTGCCGATTATGTATCTGCTACTGGGCTAGGCGTAGCCAACTATATGAAGAAAGAAATAGGAGCAGAAGTACATCATATAATGGAAGGGGTAGACCCAGAGGTCTACAGACCAATTGTTAAATCCCCAGACTTCGCTGCTGATATTTCTTTTATAGGGACTAATACACAAGAACGTTTGCAGTATTTACATACTCTTGCAAATGCAGGATTAAATGTTAAAGCCTATGGTGATGGGTTTGGTAGAGAAGCCCACGGTAATACATTTAATATGATTTGTTCTAGCTCTGGAGCTATGCTAGCTGTAAATACGGAACACAACACACAAGAATATTTTTCCGATAGGGTATTTAGATTGGGTGCTTGTGGTGCTTTTGTCTTTCATAGTTATTCACCAAAAATGGAAAAGTATTTCGCAGATGGGGAAGATATAGTTTATTTTGATAAACCAGAGTTATTAGTGGAAGCAGTCAAATATTATTTTGATCCTAGTAAAGATGAACTGAGATTGCAGATGGCAACTAGCCTTAGAAATAAAGTGTTAAATAATCATACTTGGGTACATACTGTACAAAAGATTATAGAAATAGCGGAGATATGATATGAGAAAACTTCTAGTCTCCTACCACGGCCTTGGTGATTGTATTACATTAACTCCTGTTTTAAGAAGATATAAGGAAGTGTATCCAGAAGATTTTATAGGATTAACTTATCTTAGAAGATTGCCAGTGCCAGATTTATTACGTAATTGTTCTTATGTAGACGAGTGGTTGGGTATATCTGATGCGTGGAATGATTATAGTGGATTTGAAGAAGGGTATAAAGCTATATTAGAAGAAGCTAAAATCTATGCGAAAGCTAACAACTATGATAAGATTATACCAGTTACTATGTCCCAGTCTTTGGGAATTCCACATAAGATACATAGGGCTGCATACGAATTAGGAATCGAGATAGATGATTATAGAACTGAAATTTATCCTCAGATTACAGATGAGATAAAAGAGCAAGCAGATAAGTTTCTTGCGAAGGTACAAAAACCTTATGTGTTTGTTCACTTAATTACTGGAAATCCTCCGAAGGATCTAGGTAAGGAAATAATATTAGCATTCTTAATTGGAAAATCTCCATTTCAAGTTATAGAATATGGTAGTAGAATTTTACCTTCTAACTACCTACCTCTAGGAAATATACCATTGGAAATGGAGATTTTAAGCAGATGTTCTAAAGTGATATGTGCAGACTCTTTTATTATGCACGCTGCTGGTGCTTTAGGAATTCCAACTACAGCGGTCTTTACACATACACCACCTGAATGGGTTATTCCTTTACACAATGTTCCTTTAGAGGTATTCGTAAAAGTATAGGAGAGTTTTGAATGAAAAAATTTCTAGGGATACTTATTGTATTACTATGTATGCTGTTTAGCACTACGTTTGTTTTAGCAGATACCACCGCTTGTCATGTTAGCAAGATAGACACCAATGGGGTAATAACCTTATGGTGGGAACTGCTAGATACAAACAGCGATGGTATTGTTACAGGATCTTATTGTACACAACCAGTATCAGGTTGGGTATATGGAGTTCGGTTGCTTCCAGATGATGTAGGAACCTTAGTCATAGATACTATAGAAGGTGCCACGTGTTCTCCGGCTGGTGATTGTCAACCAACAAATAATTGGGATGGCAAAATACAAGATCAGTATGGGTATGATCTTCTAGAAGGCGCAGGCACAAACGTAACAAACTTATTCACGACTACTAGACAATATCGCACTCCTGTTACTACTGATAGCAGTGGCAATAATGTAGGATATATTTACCTTAGTGGTGCAAAACTAAGAGCATATGCAAGCGAATTAGGTGCTAACAATGGATGTAGAATAGAGATTTCAATAAAAGTGCAAGATGCGGCAAGTAAATAGGAGGGGATAAAATGGCAACAGTTTCACAAAAGGTAGGAACCTTAACAGGGTTTACAGCATCAACCAACCTAAATAGTTTAGCTGACGGACAAGCCAAACCTTTGGGTACTGTAGACAATACAAGTCTGAGATATCCTAATGCTTATGTCTCCCTTAATTTTGCTGCTACATCAGGCTTAGCATATGATGGTGCTATTGAAATATACTTTCTGTCTTGTATTGACACTGCTAATAATAAGTGGTCTGATAATATAAACCCAGATACTACTAGTAATGTAGTTGCTAGTTTGGCAAATGCTAAATTGATATCGCCGGCACTTCGTGCTGATAATAGTTTATCAGGGAAAGATGTAGTGTGGGTATGCAATGATTTAGCAAAAGAAGTGGGAGATTTACCAGAAAAGTGGACTTTAGTTATTGTTAACAGAACTGGACAAGCATTTAAAGCTACAGGGAAAAGAGCAGTTTATAGATTAAAAACTTATCAGGTTTAAGGAGGAAAATTAAATGTCGCATTATTTAAGAGCAGATACGGTTGCGACTTTAGCAATAGGACCATTCGTGGCTACGGCAGATGGGTTTACCCCGGATACCTCTGTTAATTTAGGAGCAGCCAACGCTTCTTCTGTGATAATGAAACATAACGGTGAGACCTTTGTTAGTATTGCTGCCAGAACTCTTAATCATGAGAGTCGAGGTATGTATACTTTAGGACTTACCACTACTGATACTAACACAGAAGGTAGGCTAACTATATTTATAACCAACACAGCATCTTATTTACCTGTGTGGCATGAGCTAATGGTAATGAATGCCAATGCTTATGACGCCCTATATGCTGCTGCTGGTACAGATAGATTGTCAGTAGATGTAGCAGAAATGAGTCAAACTGCTTGGTTGCCTACAGCCGCTCCAGCTTCTGATTGTTCTTTGGCTTCTGCTATATCATTTAATTACGCCGCACTGAGGAACAAAACTGTAACATCGTCTCAATGGTTACACATTCGTAACTATAGTGATACTGCTACAGTATGCACTGCGTCGTTGAGTGATGATGGTACTGTATTCACACGAAAGACATTCTTATAATGTAGGATAACTGTATGACCTATACTAAATACCTATATATATTTGAAGGCATAAAAATGAAAGCCGTGCGAGATCTCAACGGACAATGGTGGCGAGTTGTAAGAGAATGTGCTCGTTGTGGTAAATGTTGTAGAGATGCTGGTATGCACTGGTTACTTACTGACGCACAAGGCGGTTGTGATTTTTTAATAGAGAACGAAGATGGTACTGCCTCTTGCGGTATGGGGGCAAATATGCCATTTGGTTGTTGTATAAAAATTCCTGGTAAATCACCAGATTATTGTAAAGTAGAATTAGAAAAATTCGACTTGGAGTTGAATATATAAATGCCAACCTATTACATTGATACAATATGCGCTGATACTAACGCAACTGTAATAGGTAGCGACGATGCTTCTCCAGCGTCACAAGGAGAAAACCCTACTGGTTGGGTAACAAGTAATCAATTTTGGGTCTGTGCTAGAGTTTATTCTGACAACTCTAATAAAAATCCAGTAGCCAGTACGTTCACTCTACGTTGGAAAATAAGCGGTGGGTCTTTTGCTGATTTAGGTAGTAGTGGTGACTTAGTATATGCTTCTAGTATGACATATACCGACACCACCCCACCAAATGCGGATTGGATATGCACTTGTACTGCTAAAGTTACGCATGTTGCTGATGGTTTTGCTACTGTAGGAAACGGTACTAGTGCTAGTGTTGATATTGCTGATTCAGATGATGATGTTGAGTTATGGTGGGCAGTAGATCCAACGAATGCCACTGCCGGTGCTACGTATGTGTTTGCTATCAACGATAGCAATGGGCAATTAAACGATACTACTGGTCTTTTAGCTTGCACTGTCAAGATGTATATTCCAACAGAAACATACGAGAAAACACTTGGAGTAGACGGGGATTTATTAAAAAAAGGTGAACTAACTTCTGGTATAGACGGTGCTCTAAGAAAAGCAGGCGTAGAAAGAACGTCTGGCATTGATAGCATTATTAGATTAGCTGGCA